GAGATCGCATACTTGACATAGTTCCTCGGTACGCTCGGCACAATCCCCAGGCCAGCGGCCACCTCGGGGTAAATCAGTCCCTCCGCCACCGTCCATTTCCCAAGGATATACCTGTCCCGGAACACACCCGAATACATGTTTTCGTACCGCTCCTTGACCTCTTGGGGCAGCGACGGGTTATCGTCCAGCAGGAAATGCAGATGCAGCCGGTTTTTCTTGTGCTCCCGGTCTATGACCCATTCCTCATTGAACCAGTGCCGGGGATTCTCCGGGTTGCAGTTGAACCAGAACCGGGAGCCCTGTACAGAACACCGGG